GTACTTCTTCAAGGTGGGTGACGTAGAGTGTGAGATTATGTTCCGTGCACTGGACGACGCGGATGACGTAGCCAACCTGAACTCACTGGAGTTGACCTTCGCGTGGTTCAACGAGTGCCGCGACATTCACCCCGACATCGTGGATGCTATGTCCAAGCGCATTGGGCGGTTCCCCTCAGCCAAAGACGGTGGGCCGACGTGGCATGGTATGTGGGCAGACACTAACCCGCCGACAATGGATACATGGTGGTACTACCAGATGGAGGGGCTTGACCCAAAAGATGGTGTGTCAGCCAACAACAATGGCTGGGATGTGTTCAAGCAACCCTCGGGGCGCAGTCCTTACGCTGAGAATATTGAGAATCTGCCCGATGAGTACTACGATACGCAAGGGCGTAGCGAAGAATACATTCGTGTATACATCGACGGTGAGTATGGCCTGTCAAGTGCGGGTATGCCGGTGTACAAATACTTTCGGGCAGACTACCACATGGCGAAGGAACGCCTACGGCCTATCGTCAACGGAGTTCGGCCCATCGTTATTGGCATGGACTTAGGGTTAACCCCAGCAGCGGTGCTAGGGCAGCAAGACCCACGAGGCCGTGCCCTCATACTTGATGAGTGTGTATCGTTTGACATGGGGGTGCAACGGTTTGTGCGCACCATGCTCAAGCCCCTGCTATACGAACGATTCCCCGGCGCTCCGGTGTTCGTCATCGTTGACCCAGCGGGTACCCAGCGGGCGCAGACTGATGAGCGCAGTGCAGTGGACATCATCAAAGCTGAGGGGATGAAAGTTATTCCGGCTAAGACCAACGCCGTTGCAGCCCGCATCAATGCAGTAGACGAGTACCTCATGCGGCAAGTAGACGGTGACCCAGCGTTCCTTGTTGACCCCCGATGTACACAGCTTAAGGCAGCCATGATGGGTGGATACCGCTTTAAGCCCAAGGGCGACGGTGATATTGACAAGAACAAACATTCGCACGTAGCTGAAGCGTTGCAGTACCTCATGCTGCACATTGCCTCGGCGGGCGCGGGTTCGGTACTTTCGCAACGCCGTGATGTTAAAGCAGTTGCGTCTGCGGGATGGACGTGATATGCTTGCGGTACTGCACTCGCAGTTGTCACCTCCCCTAGTTGGGATTTTGCCCCCTGTGTGCTCCCCTGCCACCGGGGGCTTTCTTTTTTTTAGGCAGTGTGTATACTGGCGCAACTCTAAGGAGCAGCTATGCAATGTGGTCAAGGCAAACCGTTCACAGTAACGTCTACTAACTCTAAGATGGGTAGCGTAGCCGTCAGGTCTTATGAGAAAGGTGGGGCGGTAACAGAATCTGACGAACCGTCTCGTGCAAACGTGTCTGGCGGCGGCGGTTCTATTAAAGACGGTGTTGCAGGCGGTGGTCGTGTCGGGTATCGTTTTGACGCTGGCAAAGATTCAGATGTCACCGTTGGTGTTTCTGGTTCAGGAGTCTCTACTAAAGATTACAAAGATGTTAAAGCTACTGGGGCAGATGTAACTTATCGTAAAGGGGGTACATCTGTTGGGGTTGAAGTTAGTAGAGGACGCTTTACTCCTAGCTTTAGTGGTAATCCTACTGCTGGTACATTTGATCCTAATGACCGCCGCGTCACGTTTAAGCTTAAGAAAGAATTTTAATGGCTGGACTGACATTTCTTCGCGTAGTCAACAATACCGAACTTGCTCGGCAAGAACGGGAAACTACTGACCGCGCTTTACAAGAGCGTCAGAACCAATCCGTCATCCTTGGCTTAGCGGGATATTTGCGCGAGTGCTGGGATGTTGCTCAGATGGCAAAGCGTCCTCTTGAGCAGAAGATGTTGCAAGCGCTACGTCAACGTAACGGTGAGTATGATGCAAGCAAGCTACAACAGATTCGTACACAAGGCGGCTCTGAAATTTTTATGATGATCACAGAGGTCAAGTGTCGTGCGGCTGAGTCGTGGCTGCGAGACATCTTGCTGGATGATGGCACACCACCGTGGGACTTAAACCCAACACCTATCCCTGATCTAAGTCCTGCGCAGTCCAAGGAAGTACAGGGCATCTTTGCAGAGCGTGTGCTCAAGATGGTTGAAGACTACGGCAAAGCACCCAACGCTGGTGAGATACGTGAGATCAGAGAGATGGTGTCGCAGGAATATCGCTTTGACATTTTGCAACAGGCACAGGTTCGTGCCGACAAGATGAAGCTCAAGATTCAGGATCAGTTTGCACAAGGCGGCTGGGGTGATGCGTTTAACGACTTCGTCACTGATTTGGTTACTTACCCCTGCGCCTTTATCAAAGGGCCAGTGGTGCGCCGCCAGCGTGTGTTGGGTTGGAAGGTAGACGACACAGGTCGCACGGTTGTTGAGCCTACTGAACGACTTGGCCCCGAGTGCGAGCGGGTCGATCCATTTTATATATACCCTGAACCGGGGATCAGCAACATCAACGAGGGCTACTTGTTTGAGTATCACCCTTTGAGTCGGATGCAGTTGTCTGATTTGATTGGTGTTCCGGGCTACGATGACGATGCTGTACGTAAAGTGCTGGAAATCGGCAACGGTATGTCGTGGATTAACTTGGATGTAGAGTTACAGAAGAACGAGGAGGAGCGTAAGTTCTACTCGTACATGAAACCTACAACTGAGTTTGATGCACTAGAGTTTTGGGGCAAAGTCAGTGGCAAGATGCTCATCGAGTGGGGTCTGACTGAAGAAGACGTACCCGATAGCGCACGAGAGTACGATGCCAACGTTTGGATGGTGGGTAATATCGTCATCAAAGCCGTGCTGAACTACGACCCCTTAGGTGAGAAGCCGTACTGCAAGACTTCGTTTATCAAGTGCCCCGGCGCATTCTGGGGTAAGGGTATACCTGAGATTATCGAAGACTTGCAAGGCGTGTGTAACGCTGCCGCACGTGCGCTTGTCAACAATATGGGTATCAGCAGCGGCCCGCAGGTTGAAGTCAACGTAGAGCGTTTGCCGCCAAACGAAGACATTACTCAGCTTGCACCTTGGAAAATTTGGCAGACTATCAACGATCCCGTAGGATCGAGTGCCCCTGCTATTCGGTTTACACAGCCCGACTCTCGTGCTAGTGAGCTTGTATCTGTGTACGACAGGTTTAGCAAGTTGGCTGATGATCACTCAGGCATTCCTGCCTACGTGTATGGTGACCTCAACGTGCAAGGCGCTGGACGTACGTCGTCCGGCTTGTCCATGTTGATGGGCGCTGCCGGTAAAGGTATACGACAAGTCGTGATGCACATTGACACCGATGTGGTCAAGCCCATTGTTATGCGCCAGTTTGTGTATAACATGCGCTACGACGAAGATGAGTCAATTAAAGGCGATGTTCAAGTTATTGCTAAGGGCGCAATTAACCTTGCGGTCAAGGAAACTGTTAACATTCGCCGTATCGAGTTCCTTAACGCAACCGCCAACCCCGTTGATCTTGAGATTCTCGGTAAGGATGGTAGGACAGCGATTCTTCGTGAAATCGCTAAAGGGTTGCAGATGCCTGTGGATGAAGTTATTCCATCTCGGGAGAAGTCAGGTTATCAAACTCAGATTCAAGCTAGGGCGACAGCGGCTGCTGCACAACAGCAAGCGCAAGCCCCAGCATCTGGCGGAGAGAATCCTGATGGATCACCCAAAGGTGGAATGGAAGCCAACACAGTGCAGAATCGTGTGAGCGGGAAGGCAGCATGATTAAGCCTGAACCGCAAGTGATCAAGGCATTAGCCTTGTTTGTTCGACAACACCCAGATTTTCTGGAGTGGCTTGAAGGATGGCGCTTGCGCGAGCTAGATCAGTTACCGAACGCAATCAACAACACCGCAGTGTTTCAGGGGCGCTGCCAAGTGTTAAGTGAGTTGACAAAACTCACTAAAGAAGCCCCTGCGTTGGCGGCAAAGTTATGATGAAACTCGCCGTCTTTAATCACGCACACCAATAGGAGCGTTCAACATGGCAATACCAGAGCAAATTCGTAAGCAGACCGAGGCAGTTCAGCAGTTGTATCAACAACTCAACCCGGACGACAACACAGGCGAATCAACATCCGCCGATGGCACCGTCACGCCCGTTGAGAATAGAGATAACACGCCACTTGCCGACACTAACTCTGCATCGAACAATGCTGCTCCGTCATCCGCAAATGAGCATAAGTCGGATGATGACAACCTGCCGGAAGAAACCATTGTCCAGAAGTACAAAACACTTCAGGGTATGTACAACGCCGAAGTCCCCCGTCTGCACCAACAGAATCGGGAGATGTCAAGTCGTGTACAGCAGATGGAACAGTTGCTTGCATCACTATCCGCACAGCAAACGAGTGCTCAGTCGCAACAGATTGTCGAGAAGATTGTTACCGACAAAGATGTTGAGGAGTATGGCGAATCGCTTGATGTGATGCGTAAGGTGTCCCGTGAGGAGTTAATCCCTATGGAACAACGCTTTACTCAGATGGAACAGATGTTTAGGCAGATGCAAACTAACGTAGTGCCGCAGGTGCAAGCCGTAGCACAACGTCAGCAAGTATCCGCAGAGCAAGGGTTCTGGGCTGAACTGACTAGTGTTGTCCCCAACTTTCGCCAGATCAATGACAACGACGCATTTCAGTCGTGGTTATTGTCGGCTGATCCGTTGACGGGCATTACTCGCCAGACATATCTCGACGATGCGCAGCGTTCGCTTGATGCAAAACGTGTTGCTAATTTCTTCCGTGCTTGGCTAGAGTCTACTGGACAAGCCGCAGTTGCTCAATCCACTGGTCGCGCTCAAAACTCTGAATTGGAAAAACAGGTTACCCCCGGTCGTTCAAGAAACACTGGAACACCTGCGACTACTAATCAAGGTAAAATGTATTCACCACAAGACATCCAAAAGTTTTTTAACGATGTCCGAACTGGTAAGTACAAAGGCCGAGAGCCAGAGCGTGACCGAATCGAACGCGATATTTTTGCTGCACAGCGAGAAAATCGTATCCAAGTTAATGCCTGATTAGAGGAGTTTCACCATGTCTTATCCCGTTTCCCCCGGTCGTCCCAATTACAGCGGTAACTTTATCCCTGAGATTTGGTCTGGCAAATTGATTGAAAATTTCTACGACGCCACCGTGCTCGCAGCGATCTCTAACACCGATTACGAAGGCGAGATTCGCCAGTACGGTGACACTGTAAATATCCGCACTACACCGGAAATCACCATCCGCGACTACGTAAAAGGTCAAACCTTGGTCGTAGAAAATCCTGACAAACCAAAAATTCAATTAATCATTGACAAAGGCGAGTACTTCTCCTGCGTTGAAGATGATGTGGACAAGGTTCAGTCGGACATCAACTTGATGGATACTTGGTCAAAGGACGCTTCTGAGCGTATGAAGATCAAGATTGACACACGTGTGTTGACCGACATCCTGCCCGGTATCGTAGCTGCCAACAAGGGCGCAGCCGCTGGTGAGCAGTCTGCCTCATTTAACCTCGGTACAAGCGCTGCTCCGCTAACCGTGACCAAAGATGGCGCTTCTAGCACCACCTCTGTTGTTGACCTAATAGTTGACCTCGGCACTGTATTGGACGAAGCTAACTCACCTGAAGCTGATCGCTTTGTAATTATTCCTGCCAAGATGGCTGGTTTGATTAAGAAGTCTGAACTGAAGGACGCTTCGTTGACTGGCGACAGCATGTCTATCGTCCGTAATGGTCGTCTGGGTATGGTTGATCGTTTTACTATCTACGTGAGCCACAACTTGAGTGTGTCTTCAGGTAAGTACAACATCATTGCCGGTCACAAGATGGGCTTCACGTTTGCATCACAGATGACAAATATGGAAACCATCCGCTCCGAATCAACCTTTGGCAACATTATCCGTGGCTTACAAGTCTATGGGTATAAAGTTACCAAGGGCGAAGCTTTGGCAACGGCTGTTATCAGCTTCTAAGTCTCCCCAACATACTGAAAGGAAATTAAAATGGCTGCATATACTGACACACTCGGGTTCAATAAGGGTACCGCTGCGTACCCCGCGAACGTCACCGACATCTCTAAGTTTGAAGTGACTTTAAACTTTGCCACAATCATTGCTGCTCGCTCTGCTGCTAGTGCTACTGCACTGGCTGCTGCTGACACACTGCAAGTGATTTCTCTACCTGCTGGTTCCATCGTTTTGTCGGCTGGCGTGAATGTAACGACTGCGGAAACTACTAACACGACTGCTACCTTTGACCTTGGTTTTACAGGCGGTTCACCGTACGCTGCAAATGCGTACGCTAACGACGTTGCTTCCAACGCTACCGGCCTGAAAGCGGCTGATCTCGCAAACCCATCCGTCATAGTTACTGCTGACACGATTGATCTTCTGCTCAATACCGCTGCTCCAGTTGACTGCGTGGTGAATGTTTTTGCTATTGTTGCCAACGCTAACTAAACCCAGTGGGGGCTTCGGCCCCTGCTCTTAAAAGGAGAAAATCATGGGTGTTTATAGTGGTATTGCACAAGACAATGTGACCATCAACAGTGGTAAAGCAGTATTGCAAACGATGACTGTAACTACCGGTGTTCGCATGGTTGTTACGGCGGCTGCTGCTGCGGGTACAACCCAAGCTAATGCAACTGCACTAGCTGAAGGTTTGAATGTTGTTTCCGCTGCGGACGGCACAAAGGGCGTTAGATTGCCTACAGCCGTTGCTGGTGCGACTGTAATTGTTAAAAATACTGCTGCTGGCGCGTTGCTTATTTATCCTGCTACTGGAGCAGCAATTAATGCAATCTCAGCCAACGGTTCGTATAGCATTACAAACCTTACCAGCACAATGCTGGTTGCGTCGTCTGCAACTCAATGGTATTCTGTACCTTTAGTTGCTTCGTGATGTAGATTACAGGGGGCTTCGGCCCCTTGTTTTTAGGAGTTAAGAATGCCAGTTAACCTTACGGGTTCAACAATTGCTAATACCTACGATCAACTGATTCATGTTGATGACGGCCCGACGGCTACTGAAAAAACAATTTATAGCGGCACGGGAGTAGCAACGGCGCTAAAAATTAGCACTCTGTCTGCCTCGGTAGACAATATTCGTTTAGATGGCAACACCATCTCTACACTTGATACCAACGGAAATCTCGTGTTAGCCCCTAACGGCACAGGTTCAGTCAGTGCGGCCAAGGTTGATATTACTGGCGGCACAATCGCAGGTATTACGTCAATTGAATCTACGACACTGGCAACAAGTGCCGCAGCAGCAGGTTGCAATCTTACCGGCAGCACGCTGGCCGCAGACGGTACAGACACCAACATTAATCTCAACATCACGCCCAAGGGTACAGGACAGACGCTTAGCTCTGGCAAGATGGGTTACCCCACTGGCACAGGTGGTGCTGTAACGCAATTAACAAGCCGCACCACTGGTGTTACGCTTAACAAGATTACAGGCGAGATTGTTCTATTTGCCGTTGGCCTTGCTGGGAATGACGCGGATCAATTTGTTCTGACCAATAGCACTATTGAAGCAAACGATGTAATTACGCTGTGCATTAAAAACGGCGGCTCGTTAGCAGCAAGCACACGCAGATACTACGTTACACAAGTAAATACAGTTTCTGCGGGAGCATGTACTATTTCAGTAGGTAATATTAGCACTGGGGTCATACCCAGTGAAAGTCCAACTCTTCAGTTTGTTGTACTGAAAGGAGCGGTGGCGTAATGGCTAAGACACCAGCATGGACACGCAAGGAAGGCAAAGACCCCAAGGGGGGTCTAAATGCCGCAGGGCGTGCGTCCTACAACAAGGCCAATCCGGGTAAACCCGGATTAAAGCCGCCAGCACCGAATCCTAAAACAAAAGCAGATGCAGGCCGCAAAGCCAGTTTCTGCGCCCGTATGGGGGGAATGCCCGGCCCGATGAAGGACGAGAAGGGTAAGCCTACTCGTAAAGCTCTTTCACTCAAAGCATGGAATTGTTAACATGGCTGCCAAACCTAAATCCAAATCTACAGTTAATGCGGCTGGCAACTACACCAAGCCTGAGATGCGCAAGCGCATATTCAACAGCGTCAAAGCTGCTGCTGTGCAAGGTACGGGAGCAGGCCAGTGGTCGGCCCGCAAAGCACAACTTGTTGCTAAACGATATAAAGATGCAGGTGGAGGTTACAAATGAGCAAAACAAAACCCCACTATTTACCTGACGGTAAGTTGTACAAAGGTGAGACACACAAAGCTGGCAGCAAGCTGATGAGTGGTACAAAACATTCATCATCTAGCAAGCCCTTGAGCCATATGCAACCCAAGCCAAAGGCCAAGAAGTGAAAGCCCCGCAACAGTCCCTAAAAAACTGGGGCGATCAAAAATGGAGAACCAAAAGTGGTAAAAAATCTTCTGACACTGGTGAGAGATACCTCCCTGAAGCTGCAATTAAAAGTCTTAGCTCTGCTGAGTATGCTGCAACGACCAAAGCCAAGCGGGCAGGAAAAGCCGCCGGAAAACAATTCGTAGCCCAACCCAAAACGGTTGCCGCAAAAACCGCAAAGTATCGTTAACTTAATTAAAGGAATTTGATATGCCCGCAGCCGCACTTGCCTTCAGCCCTCTGGGCCTTACGGTAACATTTACCGCAGCTACCTCTATCCCAACATCTGCTCAAGCTGCATCTTCCGCCCCCCTTACTCGCCCAGCGTATCAGTACAGGATACATAATGTGGGCACAGAGGTTGTGTTGCTAGGCGTAGGAGTAGACAATGCAACGGCTGTAGCTAAGGCAGCGACAATTGGCGCAGGCGCAGTTCCACTTGCTCCGGCTTCTGTTACTGTCCTTGGATTTCCAGCAGGATCATTTTTTACTGGCAAGACCGCTTCTGGTACTTCGGTAGTGTACGTAACTCCCGGAGAAGGCATGTAATATGACAACGGCAAATGAGGTTGAGAACAAACTAATAACGCACGAAGCAATTTGTGCAGAGCGGTACAACACGTTTATATCTCGTGTTGACCGTTTAGAGAAACTGCTTATCAAAGCAGCAGGCACTCTCATCATGGGGATGGCGGGTGTCATTATTGCAATCGTAACCAAAGGAGTTTGATATGCCCATTAAAGCAAAAGAAAAATCTTTAGACGAAATGAAAAAAGATGCTATTAAGAATAGCGTTGATGTACGCGGCTATGCCAAAGGTGGCATGGTAAAAAAACCCAGCATGAAAAAAAGCGGCGTAGTTAAGAAGGCTAAAAAATGAGCAAGATGTTTATTCGGGTTAAAGCAGACGGCTTTATCTATGACTTCAACCCCATTCTGGCAAAAAATCCTGAGTGTGAAGTCGTGTCTGAAGAAGTTGCATACCCAGAACGATTCATTCCACCTGCTGTTGTACAACAAATTGCAGAGGGGGATAAGCCTACCGGACGTAAAAAAAGAGGTACGCTTGATCTAACGACTGCGGAAATTCCTGAAGCTCCGCCGTATACTCCACCTGAGTTAGCTGAAGAAGCTGCTAGAGGAATGCCAAAATGACACCAAGCGAAGTCATCACCGAAGTTAGAAATTTAATCCAAGACAACACAGCGACATTTCGCTATAGCGATGTTGTGTTACTTGGTTTTGTAAATCAAACTTTAAAAAAGATGGTGGTTCTTCGCCCGGATTTGTTTTCTTTTATTACAGATTTTACAACTGTGGCAGATACAACACTACAAAGTTGTCCAACAGATTCTGTACGACTAATGCAAATTTTTCAAGTAACGGACGGAGATGCTGTAACTGAAGTGTCAAAAGAAACTTTGGACAGGATGTATCCTAATTGGGTTAGCGAATCGTCGGGCACGCCCATAAATTTTATGCGGCATGTGCGTAACCCCAATAAATTTTTTGTCTACCCTCGCCCTATTTCGGGTATTGAACTTGTTGGAGAGTACGCACAGTCGCCCATAACTTATGGACTTAACGATACTATTTTATTACTACCCGACGCATATCTTACTTCCGTAGTTGAAGGTACTGTGTTTTTAGCGGAGTCTGTTGATAACGAGCACGTAAATTCTGGGCGTGCTAAATTGTTCTTGGATGTGTTTGTACAAGGTTTAGGCGCTGGACTTCAAACCCGTATAATTACAGACGTTGAAGAAGGCGGGCTTGACCCGAGACAGGTAATCTAATGGCTACACGTAGTTTTTCTTCGCTTACTACGCGGCTACTACCAAGTGTGCCGGGATGCCCCAATCAAACAGTAGTCCAATATATCCGAGATGCTGCAATTAAAGCTTGTGAAAAAACTTTGGTATATCGGTATCAGCAGCCTGTGTTTGATCTGACACCCGGCACATATGTATACACGTATCGTAAACCTGCTGATACACAAGTTCATGCGGTGTTTAGTACTTTAATGAACGACGGGCCGCTAGAAGTTTTACCGCTTGATAAAGCGTTAGCGCTGTATCCTGCATGGGCGGATAAGTACACAACAAGCGCAAACATTGCAGAGTTTGGTTCGGAACCCCGCTCTATTACACAAATTTCTCCAAACGAATTTGCTATATTGCCACTACCAGATGCAGAGCGCACGTATTCTGTGCGGATGTTTTACGCGCTAAAACCTACACGCTCTGCTACAGATATGGATGAGGTAGTGTTTGATGATCTTGAAGATGTTATTATGCATGGTGCACTACAGCAATTATTAGTGCTACCTAACACAAACTGGTCTGATAGGGAGTTGGCTGCCTATCATGCTAAACAGTTTCTTGCGCAAAGCGCAGAGCGCAGAGCAAGGGCAAATCTTAGCAATTCTCGCGGTATGATGCGGGTACAGATGCAACCCTTTGGAGCCTGATATGTCTACAATTAAACTTGTACGCAACGATACTGGCCCACAACTTCGGTTTACACTTACTGATAGCCTTACTGGGGCTGCTGTTGATTTAACTGGGGCAACTGTCACACTACATCTTCGTGCGGTAGACACTACTACAGTTTTATTAAGTCGTAACGCTACTATCCCTGCTCCAGCTACGAATGGAATTGCAGTTCTTGCGTGGCAAACTACAGACTTAGATATTGCCGCCGGGGAGTATGAAGGCGAAGTTGAGATCGTATTGGCGTCTACCTTACGGGAGACTATTTTTGATCTGTTGCAGTTTACAGTCCGAGAAGATTTCACATGAAATTAAAGACCGTAACCAGTTCTATCCGTTTATCTCTGAGGACTTTATCTCAGCGTATGGCTACGACTACGTTAAATATAAAATTACAAACAGTAGCACTTTCAAAACGTCTTGTTGTTGCAATCGGGGATTTTTTAATAATTAAGTTATTAACTGACACTGTTACTACTGCGGAAAATTTAAATCGCGCAACAACAAAATCTTTAGCCGATCCTGCGTTAACATCAGAAATTATAAGTGTTGCTCCCAACAAAATTTTAACCGAAAGCATAGCCTTAGATGATGGGGGTCAACTTTATTTTAGTCAAAATTATCTTGTTGACAACGGAGATTATGTAAGTGCTCTGGGAAAAATCTACACATTATTTAAAGCTATTTCGGAACCAATTACGACTAGTGAAAATTACATTACCGCAATGGCAAAAATATTAACCGATACCCCTTTGGTATCTAGCTCTGGGCTTTTATGCAATCAAAATTATTTTGTTGACTCAACATATTTTTCCGAAGATTACGTAGGTGAATCTCGTGCTTTCTCTTAAAGGTAACTACTATGAATAACGTTGAAAATATCTTGTTGAGTGGACAACTTAGTATTGTATTAACTGATAATACCGGGAAAATTAAAGAGTCGCGCTACATTCCTAATCTTGTGGTAAACACAGGGCTAGGCTATATCACTAGCCGAATGGTTGGAGTAGCCTCGGGTGTGATGAGCCACATGGGTATAGGGTCAGGCACATCAATCGCCTTGGCAGCAGATACCGACCTTGGAAATTTGTTAGGTA